AGCAGGGTTTATTAAAACTGATGGAAGTTATAGAACAGGTAAGTTTGATTTCAAATATCGTAAGACTTGGAAACAAACTGATGGCACAATGTATAAACGTAAAGGTAAAGCTAGGACTACTAAAAGGCAAGACTATCTTTTAGCACACGACCTAGATAAGAAAGCACCTAGAAATATCTCATACCAAAGATTGTTATGGATAAGTGTAGGTAAAAAAATATGGGGTGTCAGTCAATTTAGATTAGCTGATGAGCATATAAGGTTATATGTTTTAAACCCTACGAAGTATAGTCAGTTAAAGAATTTACTTCGTGGCAACCTAGATGGGAGTACATTACAATAATGGCTAGAGATACTCAATGGTGTCAGAATCCTAAATGCCCTGAAAAGAAAAACTCAAATCAAATTAGGGGTAGTAAGGGTAGTAAGTATTACCAATCTAATAAAGCTAATGGATATGGTAGTGGTAATTTCTGTACACTTGGTTGCCAAACTGAATGGGATAATACGTATATGGATAGGGCTATTGATGCTCTTGGTATTAGGATAACAGAACCTATAAAAATTAATATGGAAAATGCTTGGAAAGTTGATTATGTATATAGTTATAATCCTGAAAGAGATAGTAGCTATCTTTATTTTTTAGTTAATAGGCTACAAAATATTAGACACCCTATTACTAGATTACAAGCAACGGGAAATAATAATAATGATTATTCTCCTAGACTCACATCAGCACAAGCCAAAGTTCTAGCAGAACAACTCGGCTTGACAAATCAATAACAATATAGTATTATATAGATACTACCGACAAACAAGTTGGTAGTATCTTCAACAAAGAAAGGAGTACTCAATGGAGAAGAAACAAGATATCAGATTGAACAAAGACTATCGGACTGCTTATATAAAAGACTTCCGTAGGCATTTGGAATCTCAATCTGACAATCCTAAATACGAAGCGTACCTATCAGCACTAAAAGTATGCAAAATCAGATTAGATGAATCTTTTAAAACTGCTAAAAAAGTAGTTGAAAGAAGATATCTTCCTGATGATGTTGTACAGTTGCAAGGACTACAAAGAAAATATAATACTGTTGATGCCACAGGCAAAGATAGTTGTTTTTATTTTGCAGTAGTTGATGATAAAGGTAAGCCCATACAAACTACTGATAGCTACAATGATGAAGTGCAAAAGAGAAAGCACTTTAGCTTTGAACTTGATGGAAGTTTAGAGGGTAGTGAGTATGGTACAACAAACGATTTTGCTTATGCTTGGTATCGTTCCGAGATGAAAGCTAATGGCTTGAATCCCGATATTAAGATAGAGCAAAAGGGCAACAAATCAAACCCCCACGAAAGCACAACACTTAATCGTAATAACGATTGGTTAAAAGGCGATAGTGGTGGTGGTACAAACTACTTTAATAAATGGAAAAGTGATTATGCTTTAAACATTATTGGTAGTGGTGGTTGCCGTTCTCGTGCAATACCTTGCACAGAATCTGAGTTTGCTACATTTGAGCTGATGTTAATAGCAAAAGCTGATGTAGTAAAGACTCACCAAGATTGGATTAGTTCTATAATTAGAGCTACTGATTTAGTTGGTGAGCAAATAAAAGCTATGAAACATAAATCTGAAGTTGATATACTAGCTAAAGAATATAATTGGGAACCAAATGTGTCTCTCAATAAAGTCTTTGGTAGTTCATTAGTAGTTAATCCTGCTAGTGTTAAGTCTATGACAGATTCTATATTAGGTTACGAGAGGAAACCTAGCAAGGAAGAAAAGATTGCTAATGCAAAAATTGCTTTGCAGAACCATCTTAAATCCCAACAAGTAGCTTAAATTACACAAGGGTTAGGCGAGAAATCGCCTAGCCTTTTTTTATGGATATAGAACACGGAATATTATTATTTATACTAGGGCAGATAGTAACATTAACTGCTGGACTAATAGTTTATTTTGTGGTAAGATACAATATAAAAAAACAAAAAGAAAATCAACGTAGAAAGGTACACGATTATGAGATATAAATACAAAGTAAGAGAGTTAGGAAAAGAAATAGTACAAGATATGGAAGCTATGTCTTTAAAAAAATTAAGAAGAAAGTTAGACCATACAAAAGTGTATGCCATTGAATATGTAAATAAACATAATCATTTTATTACAACTACAACTAAAGGAATAGAACCAAAATGAAAATAAATAATAAAGAAGTAATTAAATTTACTAAAAAAGATATTAAAAGTGTAAGATTAGATTCACATAGATATGATACTTGGGCAACAATTACATTAAAAAGTGGAGTAGAAATAAGAAGTCATAGTTTAGAATTAAACCAATTAATATTAGATAAATATAAATCTTATGTTGCGTTTGGTGCAATAACACACACTTGGTTATCAAACAACAACGGAGAAGATTTCAAGTTATAGTATATATACCCTGCCCCGAAACGCAGGATATCATATCATACTTTTTGAAAAAAGTCTATTAGACAAATTGACACATCTGTTAATTTATGGTATAAATAATTATGAAACTAAATAATAAAAAAGCAATAAATATATTAAATTATGCAGTAGAATATTATGATATGATGTATAGTTCAGGTGATAAAAGACACGATAAAAAAGAGAAGGATAAAGTTTGGAAAGCCCTTAATCACGTTGCGAAACAATTAATGCCCTACAAAAAAGATAAATGAAAAGAAAAGAATTAGAAAAAGAAATAGGTACACTATCAAACCCTAGTAAAATGCCTGCATTTGCTTGGGGTATATCAGCAAAAAAATGTATTACTGGTAGTAAGTTAGCAAAGATAAAAGGAACTATCTGTAATAAATGTTATGCACTCAAAGGACATTACGCATTTAAAAATGTATTTGATGCTCACGAGATGAGAAGAAAAGCAATTGATAAACCAGAGTGGGTAGATTATATGGCAGAACTTATTACCCAAAAATACAAAAACCTAGATAAATCAAGGCATTTTCACAGGTGGTTTGACTCTGGAGATATACAATCTTACTCACATTTGATGAAGATATTTGAAGTGTGTGAGCTAACACCACATATAAAATACTGGTTAGCCACAAGAGAATACAATATTATAGCACAGATAAAAGAAGAAGATGTGCCAAAGAATTTATGTTTGCGTGTATCTGCAATCAAAGTAGATAGCCCACCACCAAAGTTTTGGAAGTGGACATCAGGTGTACATAAAGATAAGAAAGCAATAGGTAAGGAGTGTCCTGCCTACAAACAAGGTGGCGAGTGTAAGTCATGCCGTACTTGTTGGAGTCGTTCAGTTAAACAAGTTAGCTATAAGGAGCATTAATGACAGTAAGAAGTAATCATAATAGTTTGTTAAATTATTTTTTATATGATAAAAAAGATTTATCAAAAGATTATGTAAAAAAATGTGAACAGTTTATAGATAGTTTAGGCTATAAAAATAAATTAGAAGACTGTTTTAAAATGGAGAAACCAAGTAAGGAGAACAAATGAAATATATAATTATAAGTTTATTTCTACTTACTGCTTGTAATAAAGTAGATGTAGACCCATCAACAACAATACTAAAGCAGGTGTTAACAAATGGAAAAAATAAAAAATAGTGAACTGATGATGAGAAATCATTATGAGTGGTGTAAGAAAGAAGGTCGTAAAACTTCTTGGTATGCTGAATATCAAAAAGAAATAGCCTTGACAAATAAACAAAAGTATGGTAAAGGAGTTAGTCGTGAAAACAAAAAATTATAAAATACAAATATTTGCTTTAGGTTATAGAGGTGGTATAACTTTATCGTTGCATGGTGCAGTAGATATAGATAGAATAAATGATGAAGTTATTAGTTTATGTGAGGCAGCACCCAACACATTAAATTTTGAGAGAGACACTTTCTATGACAAGAATAAAGTTCGTATTACATACGAGGAAGTAGCTTGAACTATAGACAGCAATTAGAAATAGTAAAAGGATTGTCCATTCCACCTGAAACATTGATGAGAATTGATTGTCCTTTCTGTAAAAATATAAATACATTATCGGTAGATACAACAGAAAACAATATTAAATGGTATTGTTTTCATTCTACTTGTAGTGCCAAAGGTAAATATCAAGGAGAAAAAAATATGCAATATGTTAACACAACATTTAAAGAAAAAGAAAAAAATATAAATCAAGAGTTTAATATACCTGATAGCTTTAATTTTATTTGGACAAGTAAAAATGCAGAAAATTATTTACACAAAAATAATTGCTGGGAGGCATGGGCTTGGGGTAGAGCAAAAGTTATGTATGATGTAAAACAAGATAGAATCGTATTTTTAATTAGAAAAAGAAATACAGATGAAATAGTAGGTGCAGTAGGTAGAGGACTAAATAAAAATGTTTATCCTAAATGGTTTATGTATGGCAACAAAGATGTACCATTTAAATGTGGTGAGTGTGATGATGCAGTTATAGTAGAAGATTGCCCATCTGCCTGTGCAGTATCAAATGTTTTAACAGGTATAGCTATTATGGGAACTAAACTAAAGGAAGAACATAAAAAACATTTAAAGCCATACAAAAATTTATATGTATGTTTAGATAGAGATGCAACAACAAAAGCATATGACATAGCAAAAGATTTAAGATCGTCAGGATTTGAGAATGTAATAGTAAAACCATTAGATGATGATCTTAAGTATTTTAGTACAGAACAAATAGAGGAGATATTTTATGGGAGACAATAGGATAGATTTTACAACAGATTGGGAAAAGATGAGAGATTTTTTTAAATTAACAAAAGAAGAATTTTTAATGTCGTATTCATATTTAACAGAGGAAGAATATGAAGCTACAAAAAAAATAGTAGATATATCGGATGGTAAAATATGATAGAGAAACAAATGTTAAGATTAATGCTTGGTAAAGCATTCTATACAAAATACAAAGGAACTATATCGCCTACTATATTTACAGGAGATATAAGTTCTTTGTTTGATACAATACAAAAAGCACATGCAAAATATTCAAATGATATAAGTGTTGATGAATTATATTCTTTGCATACTGCTATATTTAATCCTGCGTTAACTCGTGCTGCAAAAGAAAAGTTTAGTGAGTTAGTAGAAGATATAAAAGAAATACAAGAACCTAGTAAAGAGATAGCAAAAGATATAATGTCTATACTATCTAATAGAGACTTAGCACAAAGAATAGCAGTTGAAGCTACTGAAATATTTAATGGTAAGGATGCAAACTTTACTGAGATAACAAGTATGATTGAAAATCATAAGCAAGGTGATGAAGAAAAAACACCAGCAGTTACAACAGATGTAGACAAAGTATTAGGTTTGTTAGATGTTACAACTAAATGGAAATTTAATATACCAATACTAAAAGAAAATGTAGGTGGTATTGGTGGTGGTAATCTTATGATTGCATTTGCTAGACCTGAGACAGGTAAGACTGCTTTTTGGGTTAGTCTATGTGCAGCACCTGATGGTTTTGCAGCACAAGGTGCAAAGGTACACGCATTTATAAATGAAGAACCTGCAATTAGAACACAGATGAGAGCAATATCTTGTTATACTGGTATGACTAGACAAGAGGTTATACAAGATAAAAAGATAGCACAAAATGTTTGGAGTGAAATAAAAGATAATATATCTATGTTTGATACAGTTGATTGGTCAATGGAAGATATAGATGCACATTGTGAAAAACATAAACCTGATATAATAGTTATTGACCAGCTAGATAAAATAAATGTGACAGGTACATTTGCTAGGACAGATGAGAAATTAAGACAGATATACACAAGCGTAAGAGAGATAGCAAAAAGAAGAGAGTGTGCAGTTATAGCTATATCACAAGCATCAGCAGATGCACATAATAGAAACAGTATATCATTTGATATGATGGAAAATTCTAAAACAGGTAAAGCTGCAGAAGCAGATTTAATTATTGGTATAGGTAGAAACTCTAACTCTGATGCAGAGAACAAGATAAGAACATTATGTATAAGTAAAAATAAAATAAATGGTTATCATGGTGAGCCATCTTGTACTATCAGAAGAAGTATAAGTAGGTACGAAGTATGATTACAACAGTAGACGTAGAAACATCTTGGCAGAAAACAGAGACAGGTGGGTATGAC